TTAAAAGATAATCCTTATAAAATAGAAACACTTGCATTCTTAGACTTTGATCTCCCAGATAAGATACGTAAATTTATGGATGATTATGCTGACCGTAAAAAATCATTTGAAACCATTTTACAAACAAAATTAGAAGGATTCTATAATGATTTAGGTTGGAATTTAAATTTGAATCCATATAAAAATAAATTTTTTAATTTCTAATGATAGAAAAAAATCATCTCCAATCAATTATCTCAAGATATTATCTTGGGGGTTTAATTGAATCTGTTAAGTGGGAAATACAAAATAATACATTAAATATAGCTTTTATGTCTCCAAATAAAGATATGATTGGAGAACTTGAATGTAATGAATTCCCTATTGAAGATTGTGAATTAGCTATATTTAATACTACCCAACTAAACAAACTATTAGGTGTTACCTCAGGCCAATTGCTAATATCTCCAATTAAAACTAATAAAGTATACACTAAACTAACTCTTCAAGATGTTAGTTTTACAGTTGAATACTCATTAGCAGATCCTTTAATGATCCAATCACCTGGTACTATAAATGAACCAGACAAATATGATGTATCAGCTATTATGGAACCTAATGATGTTTTAGCCTTTACTAAAGCAGCCTCAGCTATACCTAATAATGAATTAGTTACTCTTAAAGCAACTGAAAGCATTCATGGTAATCCTATTTTAGAGTTTATTTTTGGAGAGAAAATGGAATTTTCAAATAGAATTACATTTACTGTTGAAGCTCAACATTCTATTATTGAGGGACATAAAATACCATTTAATTCTAATATGTTGAGAGAAATATTCCATAACAATAAAGGTGCGTCTTCCACATCAATTAAATTCACCCAAGAAGGATTACTCAAATTAGAATTTGAATTTAAAGAAGAAAATACAAAAACTACATACTTTGTTGTAAGAAAAGCAGACTACTAATATTTATCAACATGACAGAAATGAAGCCAAAAGATCAAATGAATGAGTATGGCGAATATAGTTCTAAAGAAAAAGAGTTAAAACAAGAACTCGATTCTGTATTTGGAAACTATAGACCATTCATCACCCTAGGGATGTATACCGGTGATAGACCAGATAATGACCCCCGAAAAGGTAAAGGGTATGGTAAAGTTTCATTTACCTCTAGGGAAGAACTTCCAAATGAAGATTGGGATAAAGCTTTAAAATGGGTAGAAAGTAAAGGTTTTACAATTACATCTGAGGATAATACCTATGAAGAAGAACCAGGTGAAAGAAGATATCATCCATCTATTAACTTTGAATTTAATGTTGCTGACTACCCAACAAAAACTGATAGTGAGATGATGAATGAGTGGACTAAGCGTCAGTGGCAACGTAGAGCTGGAATTATTAAATAATTTTACTTAAACTTAAATAAATTAAAAAGTTTGGCTTTTTAAAGTCTTTTTATTATATTTAAGCAATGAAAGTTATAAATGACCCCCTATTTGGTGACCATTTCATCCAAGTAGATGATTACAACTACTCTGTTTACAAGACAAAAATTTCTAAAGAAGAAAAGAAAGAATATACTAGTGTAGTAGGACATTACTCTACTATGGCCCAAGCTCTAACAGCTATGGCTGGTGATATGGTTAAAGGTAAAAATAGAGAAAGTTTAGAAAGTTATGTTAAAGAATTAAATGAAATCTATGTTAAATTTGAAAATTTAAAAATAAAATGAGTTTACAAGCGTTATATAATTCAATTATTGTGAAAGTAATTGAATCTGAAGAATCTACTTATGGTAGTATTATTGTTCCTGATATGGGAAAAGAAACTTCTATTAGAGGAGAAGTGTGTGTTGTAGGACCTGGTTTTCATACAACTGATGGGACTTTAATCAGAACAGTCCTTCAACCAGGAGATATAGTTTATCTACCCCAGATGGGCCCAACTAAAATCCAGTACAAGGGAGTTGATTATTTGGTTTGTAGAGAAAATGAAGTTTTAGCTGTTGAGACAGATCGGTATGTTGGATCTGCTGATGATGATGAATTACCCTTTTAATAAATAAAAGTTATGGCAAAAATTATAAATTATGGAGATGAAGCTAGAAAGAATCTAGCACTAGGAATACAACAGTTAGCAGATGCTGTTGTAACTACCTTAGGACCTAATGGTCGAAATGTTGTTATTCAAAATGAACATGGTGTTCCTCAAAGCACTAAAGATGGTGTTACTGTAGCTAAAGCTGTTGAACTTGAAGACCCAATTCAAAATATGGGAGCTCAAATGCTTAAACAAGCAGCTATTAAAACAGCTGAGCAAGCTGGAGATGGTACAACTACTTCTACTTTGTTGGCTCGTGAAATTGTAGATGCTGCTTCTCGTTATAGTGATAAAGGACATAATATTGTAGATATTAAACGAGGTCTTGATAAGTGTACTAAAGCACACGTTGAAACACTTCGTAAAATGTCTCAAGACATTTCTAGTGAAGACCAACTTCGCCAAGTAGCCACTATTTCAGCAAATAATGATGAAGAAGTAGGAGAATTGATTGCTACTGCCATCAATAAAGTAGGTAGAGAAGGTATTGTTACAATTGAAGAATCTCGTACAGGTGAAACTTATCTTGAAACAGTAGAAGGTCTTCAATTTGATCGTGGTTACAAATCACCTTATTTTGTGACTAATAATGATGATATGAGTTGCACACTCAGAAATCCATCTATCTTATTTTACAATGGTAGGTTAACTCAAATTAAAGATTTGCTTCCATTATTGGAAAATATGTCTTCACAAAGCAAACCACTTTTAATTGTAGCTGAAGATATTGATGGTGAAGCACTCGCTACTCTTATTGTTAACAAAATGAGAGGTATTTTAAATGTATGTGCTGTTAAAGCTCCTGACTTTGGTGATCGTCGTACCTTGCTTATGAATGATATGGCTACATTAACTGGTGGTCAAGTAGTTGATAAGGACAAAGGTATGAAATTAGAAAAGTTTGATTTGAATTGGTTGGGTGAGTGTCGTACAGTTACTGTTACTAAAGAAATTACAACTATTGTAGATGGAGCTGGAGAAGCTGATACAATTAGAGAATTATGTACCTCACTTCAAAACCAAATTGAAAACTCAACCTCCCCATTTGAAACTGAAAAACTTCAAGAACGTTTAGCTAAATTGGTTGGTGGTGTAGCTGTTATCCATGTAGGTGGAAACACTGAAACTGAAATGAAAGAGAAGAAAGATCGTGTTGATGATGCTCTTCAAGCTACTAAAGCCGCCATTGAAGAAGGTATTGTTCCTGGAGGTGGATTAGCACTACTCCACTCAGCATATAATACAGTTTGTGAAACTAAGAATTATGATGAAGAATTAGGTTGTAAAATTATGCAATCAGTTCTTCAGAAACCATTTGAACAAATTCTTGTTAATGCTGGATTGGAGGATGAAGTACATTCTATCAAATATTCTATTTTAGATCAGGAAGATAAAAATGTAGGTTATAATATTAAAGCTTCTGAATTTATTGACTTCTTTGAAGCTGGTATTATTGACCCCACTAAGGTTACAAGATGTGCTCTTGAAAATGCTGTTTCTATCGCTGGTACTATTTTATTAACTGAATGTACTATGGTTGAGAAACCAAAAGAAAAGAGTGAAGAGTCACTTGGAGGAATGCCTGGAATGTTTTAAATTTAGGTAATGTCTGAGTTTGAAACCATTGAACAAAAACAACTCATTGCTAAGAGAGTCCCACCTGGTGACAGGTGGGCTCTCACTAATGAGCCTAATATTATAATTTCTTCTTTAACAGAAACATTAGAAAAATATTTTCAACAAACTAAATTTAATAAAGCATTTTATCTTGATCCTATTGGTGGTGCTTTATATTCTGTGGATAGAGTAGAAATAGAAATTAAACCTGAACCAATTAAAACATTTGACTTTTACGGAGATGGCTATCAATAATACACTTTGGGTTGAAAAATATCGCCCTGATATTTTAGAAAATTATGTTGGAAATGAAAATCTAAAAGAAACTATTTCCAAGTATATTGAACAGAATGACATACAGAACTTAATTTTCTATGGACCCGCTGGTACAGGTAAGACAACCTTAGCTAAACTCTTAGTTAAGAATATCAATTGTGATTTTATTTACATCAACGCCTCAGATGAAAGAGGAATTGAAACCATCAGAGACAAAGTATCAGGGTTTGCCAGTACAATGTCTTTTAAACCACTCAAAGTAGTTATTTTAGATGAGGCTGATTTTTTGACTATTCAAGCTCAAGCCTCACTTCGAAATGTTATTGAAACATTTTCTAAAAGTACTAGGTTTATTCTCACCTGTAATTACATAGAGCGTATTATTGATCCACTTCAATCTCGTTGTCAAACACTTAAAATTATACCCCCTAGTAAAGCAGATGTAGCTAGACACCTTTGTAAAGTCTTGGGTCAAGAGAATGTTAACTATGATACCGATAGTGTTGTTAACATTGTTAAAAAACAGTACCCTGATGTTCGAAAGATGTTAAACATCTGTCAAATGTCATCTAAAAAAGGTGAGTTAGTTGTTGATTCTCAAACTTTAGTATCAAGTAATTACATTGATCAAATTATTGAGCTATTACCTAATAATAAGTCTTTTAAACAAATTAGGCAAATAATTGCTGATTCTAATATAGATGATTTTGAAGCTCTATATAAGGCACTTTATGAGAGAATAGATGAGTACACCACACGAGATGCTGAAGCTATAATTATTATTGAAGAATATCTTTATCATGCTAATTTTAGAATTGATAAAGAAATAAATGTTATGGCTTGTATAGCTAAATTATTAACCCTCACAGGTAAAAAAGTTTTATGAAAGAGATAATAGAGTTTGGAGATCGAAAATTTCTTTTATATCGTACGATAAGAGAGTTTGAAAAATTAGAACCTAACATCCTAAAAGAATATTGGTACTGTGATACAGTATTGAAAAAAGAAGATATATATTACTTTTGCAACGAAATTAAAGACATAGAATATGAAGAAATCGGAAACCGAAATGAGGATGCAACCTCAAATTGATCTTAAAAAAACTACAGCTGTAACAACTGAATCTGGAAGTGATGTCTGGCAACAGGGAGTCATTCTAAGACGAGTATCACGTTTTATTACCAACAGCTCTGAAGATGGAATCCTCCCAATCCCAGTTTTCTATGATGGAGCCACTGGAAAAATTTTAAAGGATACACTACCTCCTGATTTGAGAGACGAGTATGACACTATTTGATTGGTTAAAGGAATTAACAGGTAGTAAACGTGATTGGGATTCCTTCTCTGATAAAGAGAGGGAATCCTTTAACCCGTATATGGTTAATCGTTTCCTATCAATGCATCAACCTTTTATTGAATTAGTTAATTATGTTCAAACTATTCCTTATACTGATAAGGAAAAATATTATAAAGTATATTGTGGTTTACTCCCCAAACAAAATGTTTGGCTTAAATATGTTAAATCAAGTATGAAACAACCCACTACCGATCTTGTAGAAGCTATAGCTAAAATTTATGAGTGTTCTACCCGTGAAGCTGCTAACACTGTAATAGTATTAGATAATTCTGATTTGGAAGATATACTTTACAAAGCAGGTTATCAAGATAAAGAAA